TGCTACAGTTGTACAGAGTGATCCAGGTAGTACTGAAGGAACTAGTAGTTATGAAAGATATCCAAATGGTTGGGTGAAATGTAAATGGGAAAACTTAAGTAAATCTGGTGGTAATGCAACTTCATATATCCAGTTGTATATCTGGGATCACGCTAACTCTAATGGTACTAATATTGGATATGGTATATGGGGTTTCCAAGTTGAGAATGGAAATGTTTGTACAAGCACTATTCCTAAACCAACTACTGCAGCAGTAACTCGTGGAGCAGATGTAGTAAGTATAGAAGGAGAAGAGTTTACTGATTTTTATAATCAAGAAGAAGGAACACTAGTATTATCTGCAAGTTATACTGAAGATATTCGTACTTCAGCAGCTATTACTATCGATGATACTTCAAACGAAAGTGAGTATACTGAAGTTGGTTATAGAGCAGGTGGTGGTAGTTCTGGTACTGTTGGTGCATATACTAGAACTGATGCTGGAAATGACCAATACTATAAAGGTTGGACAAGTTCTGCAACTCAATATAATGAATTTAAAGTAGCATTTGCTTATAAGGATAATGATTATGCATCATCTGCTAATGGACAGACAGTAGATACAGATACAAGTGGAACAACTTCTAAAGTCTTTGATCGATTACGTTTTAGTGATGTTGATACTGTTGGATCAATAGGATCTGGTTACTATAGAAGGTTGATGTATTATGCAAAGAGACTTCCAAATAACCAAGTCGTCACTCTAACATCATAATAAATACCACAGGAGAACAATAACTAATGCCTAATCTAGTCGGAATCGGAAATAGTCAAGTACCTACCAACGCAATGTTGGGTGGATTGGCATACCAAGATCCTGCTCATGCTAATTTGACAAGTGTAGAGATAGAAAATATTGCTGAAATTAAGACAAAAATTTCTGATAGTGCTAATTCAATATTCATATATGATACATCAAAAGATAGTGATGGTGGTGCATGGAGAAAGAGAACACAAGATGCTTCATGGTATAATGAAGGACCAGGACAGTATAGAGGAGCAAGAAAAGAATTTCCTGCTGTTGCAGTACTTGTTGCCGAAGAACGTAAATTAACAATATATGATGGTGATGATCCTAATCTTCCAATGTGGATGGTTTTTATATCCAGTGGTTATGGTCAGTCAGCATCACACGTAATACAGGTAGGTTCTGGATCGCCTGGTTCTCTTCTAATTAAAGATATTCATATGCTCAATGGGCAGTTAGTAGTAGCTCAGAGCCAAGGATCTGATAGTTATGGATCTCCTGTAATTAATTTTATATCAGAAAGAGCTGTGAGAATGGATCCACAATCTGGTGAAGGTGGACGTTGGTTTGGTAATATTTCACAGAGAAATACTAATCAAGAATGGTATCAGTATGGTGGATATCAAGTTCTTAGTTCTAGAATAAATTGCTGCACACAGTTTGTTGATACTCATGCTGATGTTGATAAGGATACTGGATTACCAAGACCTACAATTTTTATCGGATGTGTTGGAAGTGTGAGTCAGATTCATAGTGATGAAACTGTTGATACTGATACAGCTGCACCTGGCAGTGCATATAGTTGTATAGCAATGACTGATGTTAATTCTAAAGGTCAGGTAGTTTGTGTGTTTCAGAATGGTAATGTTATTGTGACTTATATGTATGAGTTACAAGACAAGGTTGATTGTAATGATGATGGTGGTATGAAACATTATTATTACAATGGTGCAATGAATCTTTATCCAAGTATTCGCTGGCATCCAGGATCTGAAAAAGTAACTTGGGTGGATGACGATAAACTTGCACTATCAAATGGTGTAGGTATGAACTTATATTTACCTGAAGATAGTGGATCATCAAGTGGAAACACTCCTAGTTCTAGGGATAATACAGGTGGTGGTACTAGAACATATGCTTTCTTAAATAGGCATTATCCCACTGGATACTTACGTAGTATGAATCCTGTATGTACATGTGCAAGTACCAATACTGATACTTTAACAGCATCTGCTCAGATATTAAGTAATGGGGGTTTTAATAGCAATATAACTGGATGGACTGATCTATCAGGATCTGGATCTAGTATTTCTTGGAATTCAGGAAATTCAAGAATGGATCTGAATGGTGCAGTAAATTATGCAAGAGCACATACAACTTTCACTACAGTAGTTGGTGACTGGTATATGGTATGGACAAAACCATTATCTGTATCTCCAAATGTATTTGGTAGTAATCAAGAATTAAATATATGGGTAGGAACAACACAGTATCCTTCTACTGGATATGATCATATGGCTAGGACAAGATATAAACATGGTGTTACTGATGTAAATGAACCAATTACGGCTACATTCAGAGCAACACAAACTACAACTCATATAGTTTTAGAGAGTGGATGGAACGTTGCTGTTGATAATGTTTTTGCAATGAGAGTTGCAGAGGATGTTAGTTCTCATAATGGACAATTAAATCCTGGTGGTTCTAATTTCTCTGTTAATGGACAACAACTTAATAAAGGATTTAGAGTATATGGTAATGTTTCAAGAACTCAAGCAGCAACTGGTTCAGAAATAGTAACTTATAATCTGTCTAATAATGCATCAACGTATTTGGAACAACCATATAATCATGAATTGAATTTCTTACAAAATAGTAGTAATAGTTATACTGTAATGGCATGGGGAGCACCTACACCAACAAATGCTGGTTGGAAACCATTAATTTCATTAGATCATTGGAATGGTAGTAAGCAATGGTTCTGTGGAGCACTTGATAAGATGGCTTTACATGGTGGTGCTATTGGAAATACTATTCTAGAAGCAGATCAGTTATATTTTATGTGTTGGGTAAGAAATGGTAATAGTGGTACAAATTATGCTTATCTTAATGGAAGACTTGATGGAACTAATACTGATAGTAATGTTGCTGCTGCAAACCAAACATTAATTATTGGTGCTAGACACGCAAATGGTCAAATAAGTACAGAAGTAGGTGGTGGTATTACTGATGGTGGTCATTGGTCAAAGGTAGCTTTAGTTCGTATCTCAGCAGGATATACAGATGCTGATATGATTAATCGAATTTATAATGAGGAAAGAAAATTGTTTATGCCAAATGCTAAATGTACTTTATATGATAGTAATTTAATAAGAGGTCATTCTTATGATAAAGACACAGGACTTCTACACGTTCTTTCAAATACTAGACGTGATGATTTTAGTGGATTGGTTAGAATAAATAGTGAAAGTAGATTATCTGCAGGTGTAACAGGTCATCGTACTATCAGTTCTGTTAATGGTATGATTGTGGAGGAAGAATAATGCCAGCAAGAGTTACAAAACCAGCATTTAATTTAAGAGATAAATTAACCCAACTTGATGGAACAGTTCCATATGAGAAGATGCCAACTGGGAGTATTTGGCTTTTAAATCATACAACTAGTGCAACTCGAACTAATGTTAGTAGTAACCAAACTTGGACATCACTTGGTGGTCTTTCAATAGATGTTATTCAAAGAACTATAGGTAGTACACTATGGGTTGAACATAATTTCACTATGGAATTACAAGATGGATGTAATGGACTTCATTTTAGAGTATATCGAGAGGTAGTTGGGAGTAGTTGGGGTGCAATACAAGTTTATCTTCATTCTCAGCATTCACATTGGTCAACTAGTACACCTGACTGGACTGGACCTGGTACAATTTATCTAACCTTTATGGATGAACCAAATGTACCTCTTGGTCAGAAAATAAGATACTATGTTCAGTGTTATAAAGAAGCTGGTAACAATCTTTATTCTAATTATGGACAAGATGAATCAGGTATTCAAAACACAGTATGGGAGATTAAAAAATGAAAATAGGTATAGAACACGCAATACGAGCATTGCATCCTGATGCACAGTTTACAATGGTTGATGATGACATTACTGAATGGCATTCATCAGGTATAACCCAACCAAACAGAAAAGATCTTAATGCAAAGGTTACTGAATTACAAAACGCAGAACCTCATAGACTTCTTCGTATAGAAAGAAATCGTCGTTTGCAAGCAACTGATTGGAGAGCATCTTCTGATCTTACAATATCTAATGATTGGAAATCGTATCGACAAGCATTGCGAGACCTTCCTGCACTTTCTACACCAAAATTAGATTCTAATGATAATTTAGATTTGACTTCCGTAGAGTGGCCATCTGAGCCATCATCTTGACAAAGTATTATACATATGATATGATGCTTGGGAAAAGTAATCAGTTCATATGAATGACGATGTAGTAAATCGCACTATTGTTGATGTGTGTAATAGATCTTTCCTTATCATTTCTGATGAGGGTGAAGAGAGAAAGGTGGTATGTGAAACTACAGAACAGTTTATGGATGTTATGAAAGTTGTAACTGATTTACTTGAACCTGAGCGAATAAAATATTCGGATCTTTCCATCTATGAAAAAACAAAATGAACCCAAAATAAAATCTAATTTTGGTACATGTCATAATTATAGTAAATTGAAAAAGGAGGGATTAGTTGATAAACAAAAAACTGAAGAAGAATGGATTCGTCTTCAAAGAACTGGTGGTGGTGCAGAGACTTAATCTCTGCCTAACTAAATAGAACATAGAAATATCTTGTCAAAAATAAAGCGATGCCTCTTAATAAGCTAGAGAATTTTATAAAGAATACCGAGGGTCGTATTCTTTATGTTAATCCAAGTGATCTTGATTCGACTGATGCCATCGAGAATCAAGGAAACTCACTGACTAAACCTTTTAAAACGATTCAGAGAGCATTGCTAGAAGCAGCAAGATTCTCATGGGTTAAAGGATCAGATAATGATATAGTTGAGAAGACAACAATATTATTATATCCTGGTGAGCATTTAATAGATAACCGTCCTGGTTATGGTATTCTAACAGAAGATAATACAGCAAAAGCAAAATCCCCTTCTGGTGTTAAAACAGTTGCTTCGACAGAATTAACATTAACACCTTCATCTAATTTTGATTTAACGCAAGAAGATAACGTACTCTATAAGTTTAATAGTATTGATGGTGGTGTAATTGTTCCTCGTGGTACATCACTTGTTGGACTAGATTTAAGAAAGACAAAAGTTAGACCAAAATATGTTCCAAACCCTACAGATCCTAATGTAAAGGATACTGCACTCTTTAGGATAACTGGTGCTTGTTATTTCTGGCAATTTACTACTTTTGATGGTGATGAAGATGGTTTAGTTTATACTGATCCTGCTGATTTCAGTTCAACTCATGTTGCTAAACCAACATTCTCTCACCACAAACTTACCATTTTTGAATATGCTGATGGTATAAACGTCCGTGATGATAAAGGATTCACATTAACTGACCTTGCTATGTACTATAGTAAGTTGTCTAATGCCTTTAATCCAGCATCTGGTAGAGATGTTACTGAGAAATATCCTTCTGCATCTGGTGGATTCTCTCCACAACGTCCTGAGTATGAGATTGTTGGTGCATTTGCAACTGATCCAATTTCTATCTCAGAGATTATTTCTGGTAATGGATCTACACCAGGTAATGTAATTACAGTTACCACTAATACTGATCATGGATTAAATAGAGGAACTCCTATTAAAATAAAAGGGGTTGGTGTCGCTAATTATAATGTTTCTACAGTAGTTACAGGAGTTGATCCTACTGATAAAAAGAAATTTACATATTCCTTAGAGTTTGTACCTGCAAACCTTCCACCAAAACCAAATGTGGATGCTGCAACAGTAACGATTGAGACTGATACTGTATCTGGTGCTTCTCCATACATCTTTAACTGCTCTTTACGTTCTGTATGGGGTATGAATGGTATGTTTGCTGATGGTGCTAAAGCAACTGGTTTCCGTTCAGTTGTTGCTGCACAGTTCACTGGTGTATCACTACAGAAAGATGACCGTGCATTCTTGAAATATGATGCAAGTGGTCGTGGATATGAAGAAATATCAACTACCAAGGTAACTGGAACAGATTTATCTAGTGGTTCATCCTCATTAAATGAACAGAAAGTATATCATTTGGATAGTGGTGCTATCTATAAGAGTGATTGGGAAACAACTCATATTAAGGCAACCAATGATGCTGTTATGCAGTTGGTTTCTATCTTTGCTATTGGTTATACTCGTCACTTTGATGTTCAAGCTGGATCTGACTATAGTTTAACTAACTCTAACTCTAACTTTGGACAACTATCATTAGTATCTACTGGATTTAAGAAGAAAGCATTTACTAAGGATGATAAGGCAATAGTAACTTCTGTTATTACTCCAAGGGCAATAACAGCAGAAGAAGAACAAATTGATTGGCAAGCAATTGATGTTGCATTAACATGCTCTGCAAATAAAGGAAATCAATTATATCTTTATAAATGGACTGACCCCAATAATAAACCACCAGTATTGATTCAAGGATATAGGGTTGGTGCTAAATCTAATGATCAATTAACTATTTTAGTTGGTAATAATGAGCATACTGCTACCATTAATATGGTAGATTCTTTTAATGGCACTCAAGCTGTTGGAACAAGCAGTGCTTCTAAAAATTATCCTGTAACTAATGTATCAAATAGTGTTCTTACTATTGGTACTCATGGATTACAAACAGGTGAGAAGATACTTATAATCGCTGATGATGGAGATCTTCCAGAGAATATTGAAGCAGATAAAATATATTATGCAATAACTGGATCACCATTAGCAGCAAATCAAGTTAAGATTGCATCATCTCTTACCAATGCTAATAATGGTACTGCAATTACTTTATATCATAGTGGATCAAAACTTAATGTTATAAGTAGAGTTTCTGATAAAGATGCAGGTGATGTTGGATCACCTATTCAGTATGATACTACCAATAATAACTGGTTTATTCATACTGATCTTTCAACTACTGGTGGTGGTGGAACTCCTGCTCCAGATGCTGGTACTACTACTAGTCAATCTTGTAGTGCAATATGGAAAGAGATTGCTGGACAAGGAACTGCAGGTCTTAGTGCCAGAACGGATGATAGTTATCTTAAGAGAACACCAGATTCCAGAAGTCTTGATGAAAAACTTTATAAGTTAAGAGTTGTAATTCCTAAAGAGTTTGATAATTCTAAGAATCCAGAAGAAGGATTTATTATTCAATCATCTAGTTCTACTGGTTTCCGTACTGATGCTGATGCTGATGTATCTGCAATTACTCAGAATACTCCAATACTTAGTGGAGAGGATTATGGTTATAATAGAAATCTAAGTTTCATTAGTACATGTACTGCAGCTTCAGGTACTGCTACACTTTTAAGTGAATTGCCACATGGAGTTAATGTGGGTGATTCTATTATAGTTAAAAATATAAGTGATACTGTTAATACTACAGGAGATTCTACTAAAGGATTTAATGGAACATTTAAGGTAACATCAGTAGATAATAGTCATCAATTTAAGTATTCATTGACAGATACTGATGGTATATTACATACTACTGGATTAATGAATAATGACATTAATTCTAGAACAACAAATCTTCCTAGATTTGAAAGAAATGATTGTCAAAATAACTATTACATCTATAGGAATGATGTAATTAGTCCTTATATTGAAGATACTCAAGATGGTGTTTATCATCTTTATGTTGTTAATGCTGGTAATAATGTTGGAGTAGCTCAATTCAGTGATCTTGGTTATAGTCAGAATGTAACTGATTTATATCCACAGTTAGATAGAGATAATGTTGATGATAACCCACAAGCAGCTGCCTCTTATGCTAGAAGATCTCCATTAGGTGATGTAACAACAAATGACCTTAAGAAGAGTCTTACTAGGGAGTCTGTAGATAAATTCCTTACTGATTTCCATATTGGTGTTCCTATTAGTGGAGTTTCTACAACATATACTAGTGCAACTGATGGAACTGCTCTTATTACATTCTCTAGAGAGCATGGATATAATAGTATCTACAGTGATGGTAGCATTATATACGCAGCAGGTAGTGGTGGTACTGCAGGTACATATTATAATGTTAAATTATTTGATACAGGTACTGTTGATTGGAGAGGTGCATTAGGAAAAGTTACTGTTACTGGTACTACTATTTCTGCAGTTGAAATTACATCTGGTGGTTCTGGATATTCAGCAAGTGGTGGAATATTAGATGTTGATTCAACTCAACATTCAGGTCTTCCAACAGGTGGTAAAGTTCAATTTACGGGATTAGTTAATAGTGTTATTGGAAACGCTGTTCAGATAACAGGTGTAAGTACTAGTACCAGTGGTCTTTATAGAATTAGTGATGTTAGTGCTAAGAATAGAATAACTGTTGAAGTTAATAATAGTGATCCTACTATTGATGTTGGTCAATACGCATTGAATATTGCACCATCACTTACAGTATTATCGCATTCTTATGATAGTGTGGAGAAGATATTAACTATTACTACTCATATCTCTCATGGATTGAGTTTAGGTAATAAGATTAGAATTTTAGAAACTACAAGAAATAATCTTGGTGATTTTATCGTTAATGAAATAGTTGATAAGGATACTTTCACAGTTTCATCTGCTACAGATGTGTCTGCCATTTCTAATGCTTCTTCCTTTATCTTACCTCATGGTTTATCTGCCAATGATAAGAGTTCTGATAAGGATGCGGAGAATTTAGGTGCTAGAGGTTTATCTTTCTATGATAATCAGACTATAACTCTTGCTAGTGTTCTTGCAAAAGCAGATACTACAATTAAATTAACTACTACTGCTAATGCAATCTATAGATTTGAACTTGGATCTTATGTTCAGGTTAATGATGAGATTATAAGAATTTCTAATAATCAATTATTTGGTAGTGGTGCTAATGAATTGCAGGTAATTCGTGGTTCATTGGGAACAAGTGCTGTTGCACATGATAATGGTACATTGGTCAAGAAAATTAAACCACTTGCTATTGAATTTAGAAGACCTTCTATTATTCGTGCTTCTGGTCATACATTTGAATATATTGGTTATGGTCCAGGTAACTATTCAACTGGTCTTCCACAGGTTCAGGTTAAGACATTAACTGAGGATGAGGATTACTTAGCACAGGCACAAGAAAGAGATTGTGGTACTGTTGTTTATACTGGTATGAACAGTAAGGGTGACTTTATCATTGGCAATAAGAAGATCAATTCTTCCACTGGTAAAGAAACTACATTTGATATTCCAGTACCAACTGTAACTGGACAAGATCCATCTAGATTATCTGTTGTCTTTGATGAAGTTATTGTTAAAGAAAGACTGTTGGTTGAGGGTGGTAAGTCTAATCAATTATTGACTGAATTTAATGGTCCAGTAACATTTAGAAATACTGTTACCTTTAAATCTACAGAGATCCATGATGGAGATCAGATTTATAGCGGTCAATTAGAAGTTAGATCTACATTAAATTCATTTACTCCCAATACTGGTTCAATTATAACCAGAGGTGGTATTGGTGCTAGAGGTAATATGAATATTGGTGGTAGTTTTTATGTTGGTGCTATTCATAATGTAACTCCAGGTAATGGAGGTATTAGTACATCAGGTGATTTCATTGGATATGGTGCTACATTCCGAAATGGTTTAAATGTTTCTAGTGGTAATTTAACTGTTAATGGAACAGGAACATTTGGTGGTGCTGTAGTTGCTGGTGGTTCTATAACTGCTTCTGGAGACTCAACAGTTAGTGGTAATATTACTACTGATGGTGGTACATTCGATGCTATTCGAGTTGGAGTTACTGGTTCAAATCTTATTGATTGCTTCCCTAATGTCACAAATACACCAGCAAACCAAGGTGGTAAAGGTAGTGGAAATATAATTTTGAGAGGTGAAGATCGGGAAGGTAAAGGTGTTTATGTAACGACTGGGGCTGCTGGTGGTAGTGCAAAATATATTGCTAAGTTTGAACAACATTCAACCTCTAATAAGGGACATTTTGAGTTACTTTACGATGGTCAAACTAGAATTATAAGTGAATCTTGGGGAACTGAAATCAAAGGTGGTGAATTAAGATGTAATGATGATATTGTTGCATTCTTTGCTTCAGCATCTGATCAAAATCTAAAAGATAATATCACTCTTATTGAAGATCCTCTTGCTAAAGTATTGTCAATTAGTGGTAATACATTTAACTGGAATGAAAAATCAGCCCGTGAAGGTACGCTTGATACTGGTGTAATAGCACAACAAGTTGAAGCACTAGGACTTCCAGGTTTGGTTAAAACTAAGGAGGATGGATTCAAAACTGTTCATTATGATAAGTTAATACCACTTCTAATAGAAGCAATTAAGGAACTAAATGCTAAGGTTGATGCTTTGAGTTAAGTATGAGTCAAATTTTTAATATTTTCCCCACTACAGTGTATGTTGGGGAAATGAGTGACCATGACAATTATAAGAAAAGTTTTTATGATGTGTATCATAAATTCGATTATGAGGAAACTGAGTATAATAATACTGTTAGTGAAAATACTGGTAATCCAAATATAATACATCTGGAAGATAGTCTTGAACCAATATTCGATGAGATTATTTCTCACGTGAAAAAATATACTAGTGAGGTATTGGGATATAAGGATATTTTTCAATATATGGTTACTAAAAGTTGGTTATCCAGAACTAGAGATGAAAAAGAAATTCCTTGGCACATACATTCTACGAGTCATATTTCTTTTTGTTACTACTTGAATATGCCACCCAAGGCACATAAATTAAAATTTAGTAATCCTCATAATAAAAATAGTTTATGGCTTGGTAATAAGGAAGGAAAATATGATAGTTTACAAATGATTGAAAAATATAATGAAAGAAATGCAGAAACATTTTTTATTGATCCACCAGAAGGTCATGTTGCATTATTTCCAAGTAGTTTAATGCATAGTACTGAATCTATTGAAGGGTTTGAAGGTGAAAGATTGGCAATTGTTGGTGACATTACTTTAGTCCTAAAAGAACATTTACTTGGTTTCTCAACAGGATACATTCATCCTCAATATTGGAAAATTTACTAAATAATTAAAAAAAATATACAATGACTATAAACAAGACCACTGGAGATGCAATAAAATTTTCTGATATAGCATCAGAATTTGGTTATCCTAGCAATGTTGGAGGTAATCGAAATGGACTTGGGAAGTATCGTGTAAGTGAAACATACGGTGCTTTAGTTAATATACCATTAGATACTAATGCTGGAGCAACACTGAATAAAGACATACCACAGGCAGGTGCGATTAGATTTAGTGATTTCTATAAAGCAAGATTGAATATGGTAGTTGATTTATATACAGGTGCAACTACAACAAGACAGAATATTAAAGATAAGTACAACAACAATGATGTAAATGTTGTTGGTGGTTTTATTTCAAAACCTTCTAGTACGTCAGGAAAGAAAGTAATAGGGCATATTAATAAAAAAATAGGGTCTGTTAAAGCAGATGAAGATCAATCTAAAGTTGCTGTTAGGAGTGGTATATGGGATACGGATACTGATTTTACTATCAATCTTGGACCTGATGCCGAAGTTTTTGGTGCTGGTGGTGATGGTGGTGATGCTGGATGGAATTGTTATTTGAATAATCAAACTATTCCCCCAAATAATCCTAATGTAGGAAATAATGCACCATATAATGCAACCAGTGCTTTAGGTGTAGAACAGACACCAGCAACGGTTATCAATAATGGTTATATTCAGACTGGATACGGTGGAGGCGGTGGAGGTGGTTATGCTGCTTGTAATCCTAGTAAATCTGGTTGGGATCCTCGTGCTGGAGGCGGTGGAGGCGGTGGAGGTGCTGGATTTCCAAACGGTGAAGGCGGATTAAAAAATGATGTTGATGGTGATGATCCTACTGATGGTGATGATTCCACAGACAAAGTTAGAGGACTTGGTGGATCCAAACAAACTAACGGATGTGCTGTTGGTGGCGATGGTGGTAATGGTGGAGATCCTAGTAATGTTGCTACTGATGGTATTACTGGAACTTCTTCTAGATGGTATGGTAAAGAGTGTGAGAGATATGGTGGAGATAAAGGTATAGATGGAAATGCTATAAGAGTTACAACTGGTGCTGCATCTGGAGTTAGTTGTGTCTTTAGTTCTTCAAATAGTCAGTCACCATATTCAACTGGATCTGTATGGAGTCATTCTAATTCTGCACCTAATAATAATGCAGGTACTATTACATCTGGTCCTAGTGTATTTGGTCTTGGTGGAACACAACAGAGTAGTCAAACTATTAATTGTACTGTAGGTACTACAATAGGTGGAATAGTTGTTACTGATCCAATTTCAAGTGTAACATGGTCTGAGCATAACATTGTAGAAACTGCATGGGTTTATTCAAGATTGGGTGGTGGTAATGCAAGCACACCAAACTGGTCACAGTTCTTGGTTGATTATGGTATGTATCCATCAAATACTGATGTTTTAGTAACAACTTCACCACATGCTGGTACTTGGTATTCATTTCTCGCTGCAGGAACATATTCAATAGATTTCCAAGTAGATAATACTGCAATGGTATATTGGAATGGTGTTCTAATAGGATCAAACGGAAGTAGTCCTCATAACACTACAACAACCTTAAGTCTTCCTGTTCCTAATAGTAATTCACATAACTTTTTAACTATTTTAGTTTCAAACGTTGATAATGGGGGTGGATGGGCAACTAACCCTGCTGGTTTAGCATTTGAATTAAAGAATCCTTCAGGAACAGTAATACAAAGATCTGATAATCCATTTCCTACCTTAGCACAACAATATACTGCTTGGGGATGGGGAACATTTTTACAGAATTATAATGTATTTCCACTTGATACTAGTTCTGGAATACCTAGAGAACCTTATTATAATCAATGGTTATCTACTGATTATTCAATCGTAGTTTCAAATGCTGGTAATGTGACAGTAGAAGCTGCTGTTGATGGTCAGGCAACATTTAAATGGAATGGTACTACTATAGGATCTACAACTAATAAGTCTGGTAGTGATACTTTTACAGTTAGTAATGTTCCTGCTGGTACTCATATATTAAATGTTGCACAGCGTAATGATCGTAATAATATTAATGATTATTGGTACTTGAATCCAGGTGGAGTTGGATTTGTTGTTCGAGATGTGACAAATAATACAATTAAGACATCGAGAAATACTGGTTCCCAACCATCATCACCTAGAGCAAGGATTCAATTAGCAAATAATAATAGAACCATACAGTGTGAAGATACTCCAATAGGAGGAGATAATGATTATGATGATTTAGTTATAAATTGTACTTCTGGTGAATTTAGTATAACCAGTGCAACAAATCCAGCAACATTTTTATGGACTGCTCCTAGTACTGCTGGTGGTGGTGTAAATATAATTAATAATGGTACAATTCATGGAACCACTGTCTATAATAGTACGGTAAGTTAGATTCTAATTCTATATTATGAAAATTATTTTTAAAATTATTGAGTATCTACCAGATACTAATCAAATACTTGTAAAATTTGCTAGACAAAATGCACCTAAACCAATAGATGATTATTCACCTGTTGCTATTGGATGTGGTACAATAGATACTCTTGATAATATTAATTTTATAGAATCTATATGTAATAGAGGAAAATCTTTAGTTGAACAACAAGAAAAAGAAGAACTAGTTTTGAATAAAAATATTTGTGAGGAAATAGAAGGAACTAGATTTGAGGATTATGTTGGTAAGGTTGTTGGTGCTGATATAAGTAATTTACCTAAAGTTAAAACTAGAAAATTGAAAAGAATTGATATAGAATGAATACATTTAATAGAATTTATAGATCACCTAAATTTTTTCTTTGTGCATATCACTGTGCAAAGGGTTCTACAACTACTGAATTGGTAGAAGAATGTTTTTCTCAATTTTCATTTGTATATTATGGTAATGCTACATCATATAATGTTGATGGTGATAAAGTAATGGTGGATAATATTATTGGAGATGGAAGTCTTATAGATGTTAGAAAATATATTGATTATACTGATTTTGGAATATACCATGAAGATACGAGAATTGTATCTTTTAATTCTTGGAAAAAAACTGATAAATGGGAAGGAAGACTTATAGATAGAAATGAATCTATAATATCATCTAGTAAGGGTTATTCTTGTGTATTATGTTTTGAGGGTATTTGTAATATAAATGGTAAAGATATTGGTGAATTAAATTATGCCAATCTTAAACAAGGAAAAGAATATATTATTAATATTCCACAGGATTCATACGTTGCTTTATTTGAATTATGTTAAGAGAGTTTTTACATGAATATTTGAATACATCTGCGGTTGCTGATGCTAAAGCATTACCGTTAGATAAATTTGAACAAAATATCTATGATTATGAAGGATTTCATTCTTATGTGCAGTATAGAGATAAAGAATTTCAAGTTCAAATATTTTTATTTCCATCATATATGATAGCACCAGAACATACTCATCCAAATGTTCATAGTTTTGAGGTTGGTTTGAGTGGTGACTTATGGTTTAGTCATGGTGGTAAATGGATATATCCCAAACATCCTGCATTACACTTTTATAAGAAGAATCGTTGCATACAAGTAGATAATATAGATATTCATGGTGCTTCCATTGGACCGAAAGGAGGAATGTTTTTATCAGTTCAGCAATGGTTAAATGGAGTTAAACCATCATGTGTTGGTAAAGATTATGATGGTTACGGTATTTCACCTGAACAAACTAAATATGAGGGTGTTAAGTTTAAATATAAAAAATTAGATTGGACGATGGCAGCATCAAAGGAAACTAGAAAACCACCTTGGGCATAATGATTACTAGAAAGGAATTACAAGATTTATATGAGTGGGGTTTAATAGCATCTGATACTAAAGTTAGAAGAGGTCTTGCATCTTATAGTAAGGTAGCATCTTTTGCTGAGAAGAAAGCAGACAAATATATTGGGCGTTATAAAGATTTTGGAACTTATATGGTTACTGGTAACTGGTTAAAGATGACTAGAAAATTAACTAATATAAGAAAAAGTGTGATGCCTGAACACATATATAAAATTCATCAAAATCCTGAAATATTATATTCTGGTTATGCTAATTTAAAACCTGGATATTATATAAAACCCCATAAAGATCCTGATGTTTATAGTGAAAGATATAAAAGAGTTCAAATACCTTTATCAATTCCTAAAAATTGTTATATGACTTGGGAAGATGGTAGGAGGATATATTGGAAGGATGGAGAACCTCAAGTATGGTATGTTATGGATCATATGCACTCTGGCAATAATGATTCTAATAAAAATGCCAAATTATTATTTCTTGACGTAAAACTTGACACAGAAGTTATGATAAATAACTAAAAATCTAATGTTATAGATGGCGAATATCAGAAAGAGTTTTAATTTTCGTGCAGGTGTTCAAGTTGATGAAGACAACTTCGTAGTAGATTCGCTTGGGAAAGTTGGAATCGGCACTACGGTTCCTGAACAATTCTTAGATGTCAGAGGGAGATCTAAGATTGTTGGATTGTTAACTGTAACGAGTATAGAGACTGAAAATATTAAATCTGTTGGAATAGCAACATTTAATAAAATAGAAGTTGGTAATGCAATAATAGCAAATGCAGAGACAGGAGACTTAACTGCTACTAAATTTGTTGGTGATGGATCTTCACTTACTGGGATGTCAGAATCACAGTGGGTTGATATTGATGTTGGTTTAGGATTTACAAGTATATACAATACTGGATTTGTTGGTATATCTACTAGCGATCCAAGATTTACATTGCAGATTGGTGGAAATAATGCTTTAGGTAGTTTCCAAAATGGTGTTGGTATAAACTCTGCTGGTGGTATTGTTGCTACTGGTGTTGTAACAGCAACCACATTCAAGGGAAATCTTGAGGGTAATGTAACTGGTGATATTACTGGTAATTTAAGAGGATCTACTTTAAATGTTACTGGTGTATCTACACTTGGAGTATCAACATTTACTGGTGATGTAAGTTTTGGTTCTAACGCATTGTTTGGTGATAATGATAGAGCAATCTTCGGAGGTGAATCAGATTTACAAATATATCATTCGGGAGCAAGCAGTTTTATAGAAGATACTGGAACAGGTAATTTAGTTCTAATAGCAAGTCGTCTTGATATTCAAGATACTTCTGGTAATGAATTATTATTAGCAGAAGGTGGGCAATATATAAAATTGAATTATGGTGCTACTGAAAGAATAAGGACAAGTACCACTGGTGTTACTGTTAATGGTGTTGTTGATGCAGCAGAATTTGATGGTGATGTTATTGCTGGTATTGCAACCATATCTACTAGATTAGATCTTGGTACTCTGAATCTTGGATTGGGAACTGCCACTCCACAGAGTCCTATTCATGTATCTAATGTTGGTCTTTCATCTATTTTAGTAGAAAGTGGTGGTCAAGAATCGGTTGTTACTGTTGCTAGAGGATTAAATACAGACCAAAATTCTGGTACTATTAGATTTGGTAAGCAGAGTGCTACAGTTCCATATAGTAATGATAATTCATTAGATATTATTAATAATGATATTGGTAATCTTAATTTCTACTTAGAAGGTGGTACTCCTGGTATTGGTACAGGTGATTTCCATTGGTTAAGGAGAAGGAATTTTAGTCGTTTGATGACACTTACTTATGGAGGTAAATTAGGAATTGGTCTTACAAATCCTACCGATACCTTACATGTGGATGGTACTTCTTATGTTACTGGTAGTTCTGTTGTTGGATCAAATCTTGTTGTTAATAACAATGCAACTGTTACTGGAAACTTAAATGTTTCTGGATCATTTACTCCTGAATCCATAGCAACTAATTTAACTGGTAATGTTAATGCTCAAAGTGGTATATCTACATTTAATACACTTAATGTATCTGATACTATAACTTCAGCATATGTTGGTATTGGTACTACTGTACCAAATATCCCTCTTTCTATTAATGAAGATAGTGATAAGAGATTTTTTGTTAATACTAGAGGTAGAATCGGTGTCGGAACAGATTATATTAATGATGACATACATTTGAATGTTGCTGGTAGAGCATGGATGACTGCGATTGGTATTGGTACTACCAATCCATCTTCAGCAGTTGATTTCCGTTATGCTGGATGGGATACTGATGGTACTGGTGGTACAGGATCATTCTTATTACCACCAAAGGTTAATTTAACTGAAAGAGGACAATTAACTAATCTTAGTGAAGGTGCTTTCATCTACAACACAACCAATAATAGGTTGGAAGTTTATTCTGGTTCTACACTTGCTTGGACAGCAGTAGGAAGTGGTGGAGGTGGTGGTGCAGGTGCAATGAATGATCTATCTGACGTTGATACTGCTACAACTGCACCACAGAATAATCAAGTATTGAAATGGGTTGCTGCAAGCAGTAAGTGGGAACCTGCTGATGATCTATCTGGCGGTGGTAGTGGTAGTGGATTCTTTAAACAAGTAACCAATAATAATACTATTGGTATTGGTACTACTGCTAATGTTTCTGTTGGTCCAACCGCTATCAGTTACTCAACATTGGGTGCTGGTGTTGCTGGATTAACTGTTCATGGTGGTCTTGCTATTGCTGATGGTGTAATTGAAGCACCAGCAGGTGAGAATAAGATACCTTCACTCTATGCAAACTTGGCAGCATTACCTAATGCAGGAACATATCATGGTATGTTTGCTCACGTTCATTCTGAAGGAAAGGGATATTTTGCACACGCTGGTAATTGGTTAGAATTAGTCAATAAAGATACCAGTGGTAATGTATCATTAGGTGGTGATTTAGATGTAGTAGGCAATTTGGAAGTTGGAACAGGTTCAACAACATATACCAATGGATTAATTGTCAGTAAGCAAGGTGCAGAGTTCCAAGGTGTTGTTACTGCTTCATCCTTCAGTGGTGAGACTCTTAAGAGTAGAGCATATGTTCATGGAACTACAGGTAGTCTAGCGGTTAATGCTACTGGTGGTCTTAGTATTACAGGACATAAATCATACGCTTTGTTGAATGTAGGTGTCTCTACAGCAGCATGGGTAAGACTATATACTGATAGTGATAGTCGTGGTGATGATGCTGGTCGTAGTATTGGCGAAGATCCATCACCAGGTAGTGGAGTGATTGCTGATATTGTTACTACAGGATTCTCAACTTCACAAGTTGTTTCTCCTGGAACTATTGGATTTAATAATGATGCTTCACCAAGTCAGACGATCTATGTATCAGTCAAAAACATGGGAATACAGACACAACCCGTGACAGTTAACTTACAAATTCTACAACTAGAATCAAACTCATAAGAAAAAATGGCAATTACAACGACAACTATCTACGCTGCTGCGGGATATGCAAGAACTGATGTTATTAATCAGATAGAAAGTGCTTTCAACTGGTTGGGTTTTAATGCTGGACCTGTGAGTGGCATGGTAACAATGCAATCGGGAACAAGTGGTGGTGGTACGGTATCAGGAGATTATCTCAACTCCACACTTTACAATTTATCTCAAAAATCTACAAGTGGTAGTGGAACTGGTGCAACATTTGATGTTTATAGAAGTAGTGGAAATGTCAATAAGGTAAGACCAAATAGACCTGGATCTGGTTATGCACAAAATGATACAGTTACCATAGATGCTGCTGATATGGGTACTGGTGCTGCTGATTTAATTGTGACTGTACAAGTTGATGGTAATGCGTCACCTACTGCTTATGGATCTGCTACAACATTGTTCCATAAAGAAAACGCAGTAGGAACTACATATCCTTATGGAGTTACAAGACATACTGTTGGTGTAGGTAAAACTTATGGTGATACTTATAGAGCATATAAAGTAACAAGTGATACTAGACTTCAGGTAAGAACTGGATCTAGTTTTAGTCCTTTTAAAACAGCAGGTCAATATGAGAATTATGGTGGATATTATATCTCACCTGGTTTTAGAGGAGATCATGTTTTTGATATGGTATATAATAATGATACTGATAAATTAAAAGTTGATTCTGCTGTACAACAAGCAGGTAGTTGGGATTCTAGAACCATTCAGGATTTGGCATTTGCTTCTTCTAGTACATATCCATTACAATTAAATGTTTTCAGATCTGCAATAGATACTAAATTTGCAGTATTATCATTTAGAGAAGGAACAAAACCAGCAACAACTCTTGAAGATAATACATATTTCACTTGGTTTGTTCATAACTATGAATCATCTTTATTTGATTTGGATTACTTCTTTCAAGGTGGAATAACTTGGATATATCCTGATATTGCTACTGGTTATGAGGAATTACATTGGAACTCATATTATGGAGATACGGGTAGTTATAACTACCAGAGGGGTTCTCAGAGATCAGCAGAAGCAGGATTCTCACCCTCTAGTGATTCTCAATCAAAGAATTTCAAGGAAACTATTTACAGTTCAAACGCATCAACAGATGATATAGGTGAAAGTTCTGGTTTTCCAAGAACAGTTGGTTGTTACTATAGAGATAATACATATGATGTTCAAAATAGAAGTGGTAATGGTGCTAGTGCAACAAGCGTAGGATATAAAGAATTAGAAGATGCAACTAATTACAATGCAGTTATTAAAGGACTACCAATAAATGCGATGTATGCACCTGTTCCATATTATATACCAGATGATTTTGCAGTAGTTCAATTTGATTATGCAAGTCCTGGTGCTAATATACAACAGGGTGATACAATTACTATCAGTGGTTCTGAGAAATGGACTGTAATTACTGGTTCTTATACCCAAACAACTAGAACTCGTGGTGTTTTATTCTGTGCGAGGACAACTTAATGGCAAATTATACTGCTGCTCAATTTAGCATATCTACTGCTACTCTTGATGGGTGGAATGATTCAAAACAATTTACTGTTCAATCGACTGCTGCTTTTACTATTCAAGAAACTGGTGCAGTCAATTTAACACCAAACTTTACACCATCTGATCTTACTATAAGCATCACCCCTAATGGTGGTGTTCGTGGGTGGAAGAGAGGAAATAGACCTAATGATGGTCTAATGTTCCCTAGAGGTAATTATTAGTCAAAATATGAGTCTGTATAGATACCTTTGTATCGTTGCAAGGGATCTTCTATAATACTTTAAGGCAACCAGTGGGAAAACTGGCACAAAACCCCCTCAAGGGGGTTTTTTAATGCTATAATATATCCATACAATCAAAGAGCATAGATGCAATTACGTCCTCATCAGGAAAAAGCATTGGAAGCACTAGCAAGACATTCTAAGGGACAAGTCATCGTACCTACAGGTGGTGGTAAGACTCTTATTGCTATTCAGGATGCTATTAGAGAATTTGATAAGGGTTGGAAGACTATTGTTGTAGTTGCTCCACGACTCCTATTAGCAGAGCAATTATGTTCTGAGTATATGGAAGTGATAAGAGAGAAATACAAATACGTTCAGGTAATGCACGTTCATAGTGGTGATACAAAGCACTTCAGCACAACTAAACCAGTAGAAATTGCTGAGTGGTGTAAGTTTAGTAAAGGTAGAAAGATCATCTTTACAACATATCATTCACTCCATAGAATACAAGAGAGTTATGCTCATGTTGATACAATATACTTTGATGAAGCACACAATTCAGTTAGGAAGAACTTTATCCCATCAGTAGAGTATTTCTCAATGTATGCTGAGAGGTCTTACTTCTTTACTGCAACACCAAAGCATAGTTTAACACCATTCAAGGTGGGTATGAATGAACCTGATATATTTGGTCAGGTTATTTGTAATGTACCAGCACCTAAGTTAGTGGATGAGGGTTATATCCTACCACCAAAGGTGAAAGTATATAAGAGTGACATAAGACAGAAGGATGAAATTACATTTGATGTAGAATGTAATCAGATCATGGATAATATTGATGACCACAATACTAAGAAGATCCTAGTATGTGCTAAATCTACTAAGCAGATCACAGGATTAGTATCCTATGATAAGTTCCTTGACGAACTGGCATGGAGAGGTTATACTTGCATGTATATTACATCCAAGACTGGTGCAGTCATTGATGGTGAGAAAGTAACCAGAGATGAGTTCTTTAATGTACTGAGTGCATGGGGTCAAGATCCTGATAAGAAGTTTGTTGTCTTACATCACAGTATCCTAGCAGAAGGGATCAACGTAAAAGGACTTGAAGCAGTCTTATTCTTAAGATCTATGGATTACATTGGCATTAGTCAAACAATCGGTAGAGTGATCCGTAAGGGTGGCAAAGATAAGACTCATGGATTAGTATGTATTCCTGTGTATTCTAAGGTTGGTATTTCAACTGCAAGAAAAGTACAGGCAGTAGTTGATACTGTGTTTGAGAGAGGCGAACCAGCAATTAGTGTGGTAAGAAAATGAGTAGAAGAATCCATGAAGATGAATACATGTCCAGTGACATCTGGAAGTATAATGTTGATGAACCAGAGTATAAGAGAGGTTCAAGGCATAATAAGATAGGGATGTGGATTATGTTCATATTCTATGGTATTGTGCTTGTACAGGTAATCCATGCTATGATGGTATTACCATTCTTTCCTATTCCTTTTGCAATACTATTAGGATTAGGTTTTATAGTTTATGTGGCATGGAGGGCAACATGAAGGACTGGTTAAACTTAAATGAAAATACTCCTTGGATTAAAGGATATGAGGATAAGCACTCAAATCCTGTATTCAAGCATTGTAAGAATCCTGATAAGTGGGAAGTGAAAGATAGTAGGTTTATTATGTTTCGTTATGGTGAAGGTGGTGCAATAGACATCAAAATTAGAGAGAACAATACTGATTTTAAACATGACATAAACATTACTGTTGATGATGATGGTAAGTTGAAGGCAATAGTATCAGAACAAACAAAATGAGAGATTTAATACTATTTGGAGATTGTAGGGATACTCTCAAAGAGTTTGATGAGAAGGCGAGGATGTGTGTTACATCTCCACCTTATTATGGTTTAAGAAACTATGGAGGGGAGGATTGTCAGATAGGGTTAGAAGAATCTCCAGAAGAGTATATTCAAAAATTAGTAGAAGTATTCCGAGAGGTGCGTAAAAATCTAACAGAAGATGGAACATTGTGGTTAAACATTGGTGACAGTTATTATAACTATAGACCTGGAAAAGGGCAAGCATTAAATAAACAATCTGTATCAAATACTAAGCAGGATTTACCAGACAAGTGTGCAAGGAGAGGTAATAAGTTAGAAGGACTAAAGGAAAAGGATCTCATTGGTATTCCTTGGATGCTTGCGTTTGCATTGAGAGCAGATGGATGGTATTTGAGGCAGGATATTATATGGCATAAACCTAATCCAATGCCTGAGAGTGTGAGAGATAGATGTACCAAGGCACATGAGTATATCTTCCTGTTGAGTAAGAATAAGAAGTATTTCTATGACAATGAAGCAATAAAGGAACCAGCAAAGGACTGGGGAACCAGAGATAGAAGTAAAGGTAAGTATCATAATGAAGGAACAGGACTACAACCACATTCAGGTCTTTCTAAATCATATCCAACTAAGAATAAGAGAAGTGTATGGTCAGTGACTAATAAACCATACAGAGGGTCACACTTTGCAGTATTCCCACCCGACTTGATTGAACCATGTATCAAGGCAGGGAGTGAGGAAGGTGACATTGTGTTAGATCCATTCATGGGTAGTGGAACCACTGCTATGGTGGCAAAATCACTAGGTAGAGACTACATTGGATGTGAGTTACATGAAGACTATGGTAATCTAATTCAGAAGAGATTGAATGAATACCGTCCAGTTAAAGAAGTGTCACAAGAACCTAGCATAAACATCCTAGATATTGTATAATACTAATAGTTAAAAAGGTTACTAATGAAGTGTGAAGTTAAACTCTATGTTGCTGGATCAACCTTTACTGAAGAAGTTCAGGCAAGAAACTATGCTGAAGCAAAACAGGTAGCACTCGCAAGAAATCCTAATGCTAGAGTAGTGAGTGTTAATGCAAAATTCTAATTATCAAACTTTCTATAAGGAAGAGATAAAGAATAAGACTGGTTATGTTACCAAAGATGGTACATGGGCAGCAGTATCAACTATGGATGGTGGTAAAAAACTTGCCATCATCCATAATGGTGAGTGGGTACATACTTGCAGAAATTATGATTCTGCTAGATCATACATACTAAAAGAAAGTAGGAAATGTAAATGACTGATCTTGAAAAATGGGATCGTGGTAGGACTCTATTGTTAGAGTCATTGTATAAACCAGATAGCAAACTTCGTGGTTGTGCATACAATCAAGGGTGTTATGATGAGATGATTGCATTGAGAGATCATGTAGTTGATTTGGTTAGGTCAATGGATAATCCCCATGCTCCACCAACTAAAATACCATTTGGTAAGAAGAATAATTTTGTAACTCCTACAGTTACAACTCCAGCAGGTGAGATAAGTGAAACTTTAATGAGTGGAGCATTGGGTGATTATTATGCAGATAAAAGAGAGTATTAGATATACTAATAGGCATAAATTTTTGTAAATTGTATTTGATGATACGAACACATTTTCCATAAATAATGATAGAATTAGGGATAACAAGATGATCTAAATCTCTTCGTTATTGTAGTTTATTTGGAGACAATTATGCACAACTTAATTTCATTTAATCAACTCGCTGGATCTAAACATGCAGAATACGCAGATTCACAAGATGATTTACTCACAGAATACTACGAGTGTCTAATTGACTGTGAAGACGACCAACATGTTTGTAAACGTATATGTAAGGAGGTTTTAATTTAAAACAATCAGACGTTTATTCTATCAAACAAATGAATAAGTATCAACATCCACCTTAAAGTAAATTTAATCAATAATCATACCCTCTTGACTTTTTAGTTGAGAGGGTTTTATAATATAAGAGTGTATGTAAAATAACAATGAGTGATGAATTTTCTATTGATATTGATAAAGCACTGGAGAGTGCTAAGACTAATGACTTAGCAGGTGGATTTGTAGATTATTATCCTAGTCCTGTTGAGTCAGTTAAAGCAGCAGTTGAGAACTGTATTGACCTAGCAGGTTTAGATAAGAGAATGATGATGGATATTTCAATGGGTGAATACACATCTTATGATTGTTATGATAGTAGTGGTAGAAATACTAGGAAGATTATAATAGAGTATGAGGAACCAAAAACAAGATGAATGAAACTAAATTCATTAGAGTATATGAAAATGTAATTCAATCAGATGTATGTAAATATATGATTGATACTTATGAGAAGTTGTGGAGAGAACAAGAAGAGCAAATAAAAAGAATAAGTTTATGTTATACAGCAGATGGAACTAAGACTTGTGGTGCATGTGATTGTCAAAGACTTGATATTATGCAACACCACGAATTTAAAGAATCTTTTAAGTATGTAATTACAGCATTTCAAGCAGTCATTAAACAATATAAAAAGGATGTTGGGATTCAAGAGGGTCAGTTTCCTGAGAAATATGCCTTTGAGAATCTTAGGATTAAACGGTATCTGTGTGATGATAAACAGGAACATGGAACACATGTTGATATAAACAATGTTGATAGTGCTAAGAGATTTTTATCCATTGTTTCATATTTGAATGATGATTTTGATGGAGGTGAAACTGAGTTTCCACAATATAATTACAGAACTAAAGTATCAACTGGTAGTATTGTATTATTTCCATGTGGGTGGAACTATCTACATAAAGGAAATAAACCAAAAAATGGTTATGCTAAGTATATGTTGGGATCATTCCTAAATTATACTATAAAGCAAAACTTTAATAGAATAGGTGATAAGACATTAGGAACTGCAACATCCTGACTTGACATATTATCTAATAATGTTATACTAATTTGAGGAATGAACGTAAAATGACTAAGAGAGTATTAATCACTGGTGGTGCAGGGTTTGTAGCACATCATTTAATAGGACAGGTACTTAAGACTACTGACTGGGAAATTGTTAGTCTTGATAGACTTGATTATAGTGGTAACTTAAATCGTTTGCATGATATTATGCTTACGTTTGATGCTGAGACTAGGAAAAGAGTTAAGATAGTTCATCACGATCTGAAAGCAGAGTTAAATCCATTAATTCGTAGTGAAGTTGGTGATGTAGATTATATACTACATTTGGCAGCAGGTTCTCATGTTGATCGTAGTATAGATTATCCAATGGAGTTTGTATTGGATAATGTTGTTGGTACATGTAATATACTTGAGTTTGCAAGAACACAAAAGCATAACCTTGAGAGATTTGTATATTTTAGTACAGATGAGATATTCGGTCCAGCACCCGATGATATTAAGTATAAGGAGAATGATAGATATAATTCTACTAATCCATACTCTGCTACTAAGGCAGGTGGTGAGGAGTTAGCAGTTGCTTTCCATAACACCTATGATCTACCAATATACATCACTCATACTATGAATGTATTTGGTGAGAGACAGCATCCAGAGAAGTTTATACCTATGTGTATTAAGAGGGCAAGGGATGGTGAAGTTGTTACTGTTCATAGTGATAGAACTAAAACAATAGCAGGTAGTAGGCATTATATACATGCTGAAGATGTTGCGTCAGCATTACTATTCCTATTAGATCATAAAGGTGAGTTTGAACCAACATGGGGCAATGCTAAGTGTCCTAAGTTTAATATTGTTGGGTCGGAGGAGTTGAATAATCTTGAGTTAGCACAAATTATTGCTAATGCACAAAGTAAAGAACTCAAGTATGAAATGGTTGATTTTCATTCATCAAGACCAGGACATGACTTGCGTTATGCCTTGAGTGGTGATAAAATGAGAGAACTTGGTTGGGTTCCAGCAAAATCTGTTAGAGAACGGATAGCACAAGTAACTCAATGGACACTAGCAAATGAGAGGTGGATTAAACTATGACACTCAGAACATACACAATCAAAAAGAAGAACGAACAGCACAATCAAGAGTGGAGTTGGGATGAAACTCCCGAAGTCGTTGAGGCATTAAAGAAACTCCATGAGAGCAGTAAAGAAGATTAAAGGCATACTATTCAACATACATGAAGCAGTATGGTGGGTAGTTGCTGAGATTGAGGATTGGTTGTATCCATATAAGGATAGACTCACACCAGAAGAGAGATTTGAGATTAGAGTTAAAGATCCTACTCTTGGTGATGAGTATATGGTTGAACAAGTTATTCAAGCATTAAATGAAAAGGTTGATAAACTTCAAGATCAAATGATGGATGTTAATCATAGACTTCAAGAGCATGATAAGAAATTGCAATTTAGAATAAGAGCAAAACAATCAAGTCCATCTGTATCAGGTAAGGTATCAAATGTCTAATATTAGTCACGTTAATAATCTCTATGATGAAATGTTAGTCATAAGAGATCAATTACTCAATAGAATTGAAATACTTGAGGATGAGGTTGAGTATCTAACTCAGGAGAATATGTTTTATTCTAAGCATTTATACCAGTTGGAACAAGACATAGATACTATAGTCGCAAAAGTATCTCAAGTCAAGATTAATGAATCTCAAAAAAGCAGCAAAGAAATTATTGAAGAGGGCAAAGAAACACCCTGAGTGGTATAGTAAGGAGGATATTAGGTATGCTAAAAGGGTTAAGAAACGGATTAAACATGAAGAACAACAGTCTAAAGATCGACCAAAATAATGATGGGTCATTTACAGTTGAGTGGGATAAACAAGATCCTGAGTGGAAATGGATGAATGACTTGACATCTAAGGAGATACAAGTTATGATAGAACAAGCAGTTAAACTTGACAATGAACAAAGACTCTAAAGACTATTCTGTCACTCAATTACAGACATGGATTGCAGATTGTATGGAGTCTGGGGCAACACCTAAAGAGATATATGAATCTATTATAGAGACTGTTTCTAGGAATACAAGGTATCATAAGGCATGTTACGAACAAGGTAGAGAGTTATATGAGTTATTATCACAACGCACATTTCTTGAAAGTGTTACTGGTGGTGCAGATAATATTAGATATGAGTTTTCTAATTTTAATTTGGAAGATTTTAAATTAGATTCACCAGAATTACATGATAGAATACAGGAAGAATCTCCATATAATGATGGATGGACTAGGCAGCATTATAAGGAAATGAGACTTGAGAAAGAGAGAGCAAAACTTGAGGATCAGATGAGTTATGATGATATGATTAAGGCAGGATATGAGATGACTGCTGATGGATTTTGGATACCAAAGGAAGAGGATGAAGAAGAGGTTGATACATAGTAAGTATTAAGTTATACTATCTAAGTCTAAAGACAATCTAAAATTTATAGATAAAAGATATAACTATGTTATAATATCAACACATACCTTAGAGAACCAATGCTTAATTTAGACGAACGATACCAATCTTATTTGACTGGTGATAAGAAATTGAGGATAGATGGTGTAGATGAAAGAGTAGTTGCGTATGGATATACTGACGATGGAAGTAATATTGATGGATATTACTTGACAACTCCCAATTATAGGTTAAACTATACATTGGAAGGCATATTTCTTAGAATGACAGCAATTAGAGAGGTTGTGGAAGTCTTCTGAAATATATAATATGAGGTAATTCAATCAATTATGTCTAAAATTAAGCACGATTTAGAGCATGAAGTGTATCTTGATCCCAAAGATGGGAAAGAACATGTTAATCACGGTATGTTGGAGTATAGTGAGGCAGATTTGAAAGATGTTCATGCAGATTATGAAGAATATCACAAAAATGATGAGGTTGATAAGAATGATGCCACTATTAATGACTGGCACACTAGGCATGAGGATAAACATTTAGAAGTATATTGTGATAATCACCCTGATGCAATGGAATGTAGAGTATATGACGATTAAATAAGTGTAACAAGACCCCCCACAGGGGTCTTTTTAATGGTATAATACTATTAATTACACACTTACACAATGTTTCCAAGAGAATTGGTTGAAGCAGTTGAGTATTTGAATACATTAACTATTGTAGTTAGTGAGAACCATGAAGATGGTAGAGTTAATAGTATAGATGATGAGGATACAATTATTGATCTTTTGATTGAAAGATATGGTGACAATGTAGAGAAACCACCTGCAAGATGTTGGTGGGATCTTAAACTATTTGGTTATCCTATTAATATTAAATCATCTAAGTTTGGAAGTGCAGCAGATAACTTCTCATCTAAGGCAGCAATATTATATGCACTAACTAATCTTCCAGAGAGTGAAGTTACATGTAGTTCTTGGAAACAATTCCAGAAGAAGTTACAGCATAATTCTTCACAACTAACACCAAGAGATTATTATATCATAGTATTAAACAAAGTAACTAAGCAAGTACATTTAACATCACTCAAATCTCTCAATAAACTAACATCTAATGGCAATAATCTACCATTTCAAATTAAATGGAGAGATAATGTATCTCCTATAGAAAGAACCTATTTACAAGCATACGATTTTTTGATAGAATGTTACAAGGAATCAGTAATGAAAAAGATTACATCGCATGATGGATTTGAAGAACTATAATATACAATTAGGTGATTGTTTAGAACTAATGAAACAGATTCCAGATGAGTCTGTTAATTTAATATGTTGTGATCCACCCTACGGCACAACATCTATCAAGTGGGACTCTGTACTTGATTTTGGTAGAATGTGGGAAGAGTATGGTCGTATCATAAAACCTAAAGGTGTGATATGCTTATTTGGTTCTCAACCATTTACATCACAATTAATATGCTCTAAGTTAGACTGGTTTAGATATGAATTAGTATGGAATAAGAATAAGTGTGGAAGTCCTGGACTTGCTAAACATAGACCAATGAAAACACATGAGAATGTAATAATATTCTATAAAAATGCTGGTGGAACATATAATCCACAGATGGAGAAGGGAGAACCATTTAAGAGACAGAGTAAGAACCCAGAAGGTTATGTAAGTAAAAGAAATCCTCATGGTTATGGTCTTAAACCTGTAAAGGGATTTGAGAATAAAGGAACACGTTATCCTAAGTCAATCTTGAATATATCAAGAGACTTCTCTGCACAACAGCAAGTACATCCAACACAGAAACCAGTACCATTAATGGAGTGGTTGATTAAAACATATTCTAACAGTGGTGAGATGGTCTTAGACAACTGTATGGGGTCAGGATCTACTGGTGTTGCATGTATGAAACTCAATAGACAGTTCATAGGTATGGAGACTGATCTTGAGTATTATAAGATAGCAGAGGAAAGAATCAAGAATACTGGCATTGATATAGACAGTTATTAAACTGGCACACAACCCCTTCACAAGGGGTTTTTTAATGGTATTATATAAGAGTGGAAAACAAACGAGGTTCTCAACTACTCTGACATTCATCTTAATTAGACTTCGCAAAGGAGTTAGGATAGATGATAAGAAGCAGAGACATGACGTTGGGGTAATCATACTACAGGTACAGTCCTCAGTTTTGTTTTCCTTCACCACATTACAAAGTGTCACATCCGAGGTTGTATCAAGATGTAAAACTGCTATAATATGAAAGTTGAGAGATAAGAGAACGAATCGGATTAAGTTCCTCTCCTCTTATCTCTCATCTGCTCTAATCTCCTTGTAGTTTCAGGATTAGGGGCGATAGGAAACTACACAGTGGGCAAACGCAAGGCAGGGGTGA